AAATGATATAATAAATCATTATAAAGTTTTTATAAGTAAATTAGTATCAAATGATTAATTTTTTAGATTTACAAAAAGATATAAGAGATGTAATAGTTACTCTAACTGGTTTAACAGTTATTTGGTCAGAAGAGAATGGAAATACTCCTGATGGTGATTTTATATTTTTAAAAATAAATTCTCTTGATAAGTTATATTTTCAAGATTATAGTGGTTATTATAATAATAACCTAGGTAAAGCTAAAACTCAAGGTAATAGAGAATTTGTTTTATCAGTTCAATGTATTTCTAAAAATTCAATGGGGATATTAGCTGAATTGATAAGTCAATTTGATTTGCAAGAGAATTATGAGCTTTTAGGTAAATTGGTATTTGTTACTAAAGATGGTGATGTAAATGACATTACAACAAAGATAGATGGAAGGTTTGAACATAGATCGGCAGTTGACTTAAGATTTAGAATATCTAAAAATTACACTGAAGATTTAGGTGATAATGTTTCTTACATAGAAACTATACAAATAGAGTCAACTATTGATGGCTTTGAAAACAATTTTGAATCATAGACTGCTGGGTTTTATGACAAAATATTATGACAACTATATTAGATGAGATAGTCAATTTAACTATCACCAGAGATTCCCAAGGCTTAACAGCTCAAGGGTTCGGTATCCCAATGATACTTGGCGAAAGTATGAAATTGGACAGAAGATTAAAAAGCTATGCTAACATTACAGAGGTTGCAGATGATTTTGCAATTACTGATGTTGAATATAAAATGGCTTCAATCGCCTTTTCACAAACTATCACAGTTCAAAGATTAACAATAGGTAAGAAAGTATCAACTGCGTTAGCTTCACCAATTGTTTCAGCTAGTCAAATTTTAACTACAACAGTTAATTTTGAAATCACAGCCCACAATTTAGAGCTTGGCGCAACTATTACAACAGTAGGATTTACCCCAGCAGCTTACAATGGTGCTTTCATTATTACAGAAATCACAGATGTTAATAATGTTAAAGCCGAATTACTAACTGATCCTGCTGGAGATGCAACAATAGTCGGAACTTATGGAGCTTCTGAAACTTGGGGAGAGGCTATTCAAAGCGTATTTGATTTTGACAATAGTTGGTATGCCTTAACAATTACAAGTAACGTACAAGCAGACATCAAAGATTCAGCCGCTAAAATAGAAACATTAGGAAGAATATTCTTTGCTCGTACTTCTGATTTAGATAACTTAGACAAAGTAATTACAACCAGTGTAATGGCAGAGTTAAAAGCTCTAAATTACTCAAGAACCCTAACAACTTTCAACGCTGATTCAGTTAATAAATACATAGATATTGCTTGGCTTGCAAGAAGGTTACCTTCTGATCCAGGTAGTGCAAATTGGGCTTATTTAACCCTAGTAGGTATTATTGCTGACATCTTAAAATCAAGCGAATCTGATTCAGTCCTAAATACTAATAATGGGAACACTTATCAGAATATTTCTGGTAAAGATTCAACTAGATACGGAAAAGTTGCAAGTGGCGATTGGATTGATCTCATTAGGGGTTCTGATTGGTTAAAAGTAAGAATACAAGAAAGAATATTCCTAGAAGAAGCTAGACTTTCAGAGTTAGACCGTAAAATTCCTTTCACTGATGAAGGTGGTTCAATAATTGAAAACCTGATCAGAGAAATTTTAGACTTAGGAGTAACTGCTGGATTTATCGCACCTAAACAAGATGGCACGGGTGATTATACAATCACAGTTCCACTAGTAGACGATGTACCTGCTCAAGATAGAATTGATAGAAATTACCCAGGTGTTAAGTTCACAGCCAGATTAGCAGGTGCTATGAATACTATTGTTATTAATGGTGAATTAAAAATTTAATTAAATAAGTTATGCAAGATATAGGAACTTTTGATTTAAAAAGAACAACAACTCTACTAGGAGTATTGCCAATAAAAAGCTTTGCTAAAGGTGATTCTATTAAGATAGAACAAGAAGGTGATGATTTTACCAGTGAAAACGGCGCTGATGGGTACACTGATAGAATAAAGAATAATTCAACTTCTTTAATGATAACTATTCAATTGGCTCAAACAAGTCCAGTAAATGATTTATTGTCGGCTTTACTTATTGCTGATAAATTAACGCTAAAAGGCATAGCTCCCTTTGCTTTTAAAGATTTAAATGGAACAACTACAATATCAGCTAAAAGCGCATGGCTCAATAAACATCCCACAGTAACTAACGGAGAAGAGGGTAAGGTAAGAGAGTGGGTGATTAAAACAGGATCAGTATATGCAATGTTTGTCGGAGGAAATGAATAATGTCTAGGATGTCTTCTAAAGAAATTACAGTAAATGATCACAATCTAGATATTCATCCTTTTTCAGCATGGGAGGCTTTGAAGTTAAGGAACAAGATAATATGTCATGTAAAATCAAAATTAGACGTAAAAGAGTTAACTCCTGCTCAATTAGCGAAAGCCGCTATTTCTCTAGTTTATGAGTTACCAGAAAGTTTAGTTAAAGAAATATTTTCTAAGACATCAAACGGAGATGACAATTTAGGTAGCGAAGATCTATTTAATAAAGTCTTTGCGAGAAACATTGATTCAGTGTCTTTGGTTTTATTGGAGGTTATAGATTATAACTGTTTTTTTACGAAAAAGTTCTTTACAGATCTTATGAAGAAAGCGGAGACGATACCATTCTTGAAGGACAAGATGAAGAACATAAAAGAAATACTAAACGGAGAGGAAAATATGAACACCTCATTGCAAGACTTGATGAAGAAGTAAAAGAGGATTTCTTTCTTTATAGGTTAATTCTTAAAAAAATAGCGACTTACCAAGAATTATGCACAGTCATAAGTCTCAAGGAAGCTTTAAAAATGCACGCTTTTTTAGATTTAACTCATGACATGGAACTGCATGATGAACAAGAAATGAACAAAAACAATGGCTCTTAAAGAATTATTCGTATTATTCACAGCCAACACAAAGGATGTTGACACAAAAATCAGAAGACTAAATAAAGAATTTGCGGACACAACCAAAAGAATAAACAGAGTATCACAAGAATTTAGATCATTCGGAAGAAGTGCATCATTATTTCTAACGACCCCAATTTTAGCGTTGGGTGCTTCTTCTGTTCTAGCTCAATCAAGACTTGAAGGTTTAGAGGCTACTCTAACATCAGTTCTAAATAAATACAAATTAGGCATACCAATAAATCAAGCCGTAAGCCAAGAAATGGAGTTTATGAGAAAAACCGCTGATGATCTTGGTGTATCTCTTGAGTCTATACAAAAACCTTATGTAAAATATCTTGCCGCTTCTAAAGATAGCATAGAAGATACAAGAAAAGTCGCAAAATCATTTATTGGACTTGGTGCGGCCTTACAACTTACCCCCGCTGATATGACTAGAGTTATGCGGTCAATAGAGCAAATGCAGTCCAAAACTAAAATAATGTCAGAGGAATTAAAGTTGCAGTTAGGCGATACAATGCCTGGGGCAATCTCTTTATTTGCTAAAGCAATGGATGTTACGGAGTCTAAATTTCTTAAACTAATGGAAACAGGCAGTGTATCGTCAGATTTGTTAAAGAAAGTTGCCGATGTAATAAATACTGACTTTAAAGAAGCGATAGAACTTGGTGCCTCATCAACCAGAGGTCAATTAAATAGATTAAGTACGGCATTCTTTTTGCTTAGGTCCTCAATGGGCAGAGCAAGTGAAGAAGTTTTTAATATAAAAGATGGATTAATAAAACTGACTAGCTGGTTTAATAATGCAGCTAAAGATTTAGATATGTTAAATGATAGTGGTAAAAAACTGCTATTATGGACAGTTGGATTCTTGGTCGCTATTGGGCCAGTAACTTTCGCACTAGGTCTTTTGATTAGGGGATTTGCTATTGCTAGAGTTGGTTTTTTACTTCTTTTTGCCCCAATAAGATTATTAATAAGTCTGTTTAGTGGATTATTTGCGTTAATAACTGGCTTCACTGCAAGAAGTATATTGTTGGGTCTAGTGGCTTCTATTGGAAAGTTAGGCGTGGCCTTGAGATTGCTATTTCCTTTATTACTTAGATTCGCTGCCTTTTTTCTAGCTAATCCTTTGGGGTTATTTTTAACGGCTACGTCTTTAATTATTATGAACTGGCAAAAGATAGTAAGTATTTTCATTAAAGCTAAAAATGCCCTATTGGAATTCTTGGGAATTTCTAAAAAAGATCAAGACATAAAACAAAACCTTTCACTAAAGAGAACATTTAATCCAGAGCTTACGCAAAGAGGATTGGATGCGTTCGGCGTTAATCAAACAAAAGCACCTAATACAGAAACCAACAATACAATCAATATGAGTTTTGCATCTGGCACAACCAACAGAGATAAAGAAACTATCAAACAATCAGTAATTGAGGGCATGAATCAAAGTGTCGTTAATGACTTATTTCAAGTGAGGTTACAACAATAATGGCTGATTTTATAACGAGTGCCGCAAAAATAGTATTTCCAGAGAAATTTAAACAAAGCCTACAAATAGAGGGTGGAAGCCCAGATCAAATTGGACCAAGAAGTTTATTGAATTTATTTGAATTTGACATAGTTAAAACTAGAGAAGCTGTATATGAGAATGAAATTACAGAAAATCCAGTCGAAGATGGAACCAAGATAACTGATCATATAATTAAGAAACCAATAGAAATAAATTTTGACGGATTGATAACGGAGGCCAGCATAGGAAATTCAATTCTAAGCGGAATAACAAGATCATTACCTTTTGGCAGTACACTTGAAAGAAAAAGCTTGACAGAAGCTTACAAGGTTTTAGAGGGTTTGAGAACTAATTTAACAGAAATTATTATCGAAACCCCAAAGGGTGGTTTTTTTAGAAAAATGTATGTTAAAAGTCTTAGAATGTTGGACGATAAAGACACAAGCACAACATTAAAATTCAATATATCCTTTAGACAACTAAGTATAGCCTTTTCAGATATTCAGACTGTAAAGATAAATAGAATCGATTCCGCTAAACCAATTTCATCTAAAGGAGAACAAGCGGCTCAAGCATCAGAAACTAAAACAGAAGAAATTGACCTCCTTAGATTTATTGGTAATAGATTTGAGAATAGATCGGGAAATTACACCCCTATTCAATAGTCACTTTCTAATCTTTTTAGCGCAGTATATCTTTTGTAGTCGTCTTTAATTATATTAGCTCTACTTAAAAAGTTGCAATATTCTAGCTCTAGTTTATTACTTCTCAAGAACAGTTTATAATATAGTTTACCGCTCCTAGTAGCTCCGTTCATAGAAATAGGATTATAATTATAATCCTTTAATGATCCATTACTTAAAGATTTTAAGGGTATTTTAATAATTTTCTTTAAAGCTTCAAAATCAACCTTGATTGCAATAACCATATTAGACCCCAGTAACTCCGCTGAATGATCTATCTTTCCTTTTTGAAATAAAGGGAATCCTATAATTGATCCGTAGCTAGTTTTATGTTTACTAGTCAGTGATGAAACAGTAAACACCCCCTTTCTTTGATCTTGAATAAGGGCAGAAACGCCCAAAACTTTAGTATCTGGGTATTCAACCAATATCTGTTCTAATTTATTGTCAAACTCTTTCAAAGCTCCACTAAGATATAATGACCTAGTGTAATATTTTTTTACTGGATTATCACCTTTGCGCATTGGCTCTTTGTGAAGTTCTTTATAATAAAGATATTTGCCATTCTTCTTCGTGGCATAATGATGAGCCATATCATACATTAAATGATCCTCTGTGAACAAATGATGGTAATTTTTTTCTGGTGGGTTTAATTTGCAATCTTTTACAACAACTCTATCAAAAGAACTAGTCGCCTTTTTAATTAAATCATTAGTCAACTGGGCGCAAGAACAAGATATAAGTAATAACGCTATTGATGATAGTTTTTTCATTTTCATTTAAATTGTGTTAATAAATGCCTTTCGACAATTACATTAAGTGCTATTCAAAATGAAATGTCAAGTAAAATAATGTATTTCCATTTAAAACCCTTTACTTATTAATAATATTATTTTAAAGTAAACCTTAGATCTAACCCTAGATTACATGTTGTTCTAGGGTTTTTCTTAGGGCTTGCTAATTACTAATTACTAATTAATAATTTTGATTATGAGTAAAAAACAAATAACAGTATCTTTAAAACCAGAAGACATAAAAATGCTAAAGAAAATAGCAGATAAAGAAAGTTGTTCTTTATCTACTTTATGCAGACAACTGATAGAGACAAGGCTATTGGTGATTTTAGAAGGCTATAATCTTTAACTAGATTATTTTAATTTAATATCTATAATTTACTTGACTGCTGGCTATAATTAATATTATGCCGATAATAGTACCTATAAAAAACGACCCAAACCATCAGCTAGCAATCACCCTAGATAATGTTGTCTTCAATTTAAGATTCCTATACAACGAAACAAAAGACAGTTGGGTAATGGATATTAAAGACGGTAACAACACCCCTATTATAACAGGATTAAGGCTTGTTCCTAACTTTCCAATAATAAAGCAATATGTAAGCCCTAACTTACCCAAGGGCGATTTTGTGTGTAACGGTAATTTTGATATTGCTGAAATTACAAGAAAAAGTTTTTCTAGTAAAGAGTTCCAATTATTATATTTAACGGAGGCAGAGATTGGAGCTATTTAACAGAGTCATACAGGTAATAATAGAATGGAACGAAGGCACAGAGAAGAAAACTGTAACAATACCAGATTCAAACCTAAGAAGAATAGGTTTTAGTGAGGAGTTGAAAGTAAATTTTAAGGTGCAGAAAACAGATGGAAAAGAAACAAATGAGGCAGAAATAAATATATTTAATCTTTCGTCAGATACAAGAAAGTCAATAGAAGATGCTAAATCAAAGAATAGAAAAGTTGATGTTAGTTTGTTGGTGGGTTATGGCAGAAACATAAAAGATGTCATTGATGCGGAGGGGAAAAATAGTTTAAATAGAATATTCTTTGGCAATCTTTTATCCTACAAAAATGAATCTAGTAGTACGGATATTATTACTAACCTAATTTGTAAAGATGGATGGAAGGGTTTGGATCAAGTAATATCATTATCTTTTGACGAAGGAACAACCACTAGTCAAATAATAAATAAAATAGCATCAATAGCTAATTTTACAAAATTAACCGACAAAGAGTATGATATACCAGACTTAGTATATAATAATGGCTTTTCTTATATTGGTAAAATATCAAACGCTTTAAACAAGGTGATTAATAGAATAGGCTATGAGTGGAGTATTAGAAATAATAGCTTATTGATAACAAATATAAATGAAAGCAAAGATGCTTTGCCTGTTGTTGTTTTAAATAAAGATAGTGGTTTAATATTAAGGCCAGTTAGAGTAAAGCAAGATGCAGTCACAGAAAAAGGGGGGAATAAAAAAACCTTTGATGGCTGGGAAGTGAAAAGCTTGATAGTTCCAGGTCTTGACGTTAAAAGCCTGATAAGGATGCAAATACAAGAATTAGGAAATGATGAGCCTAGAAGTGATAATTTTGTTGTAAAAACAATTGTTTTTACTGGCAGTAATAGAGAAAATGATTTTATAGCAGAAATGGAGGTAGTAAAAAGTGCAACGGTCTAACATAGAAATACTAAATTTAGTTATCGATACAGCTATATCAAAAATAAACACACTATTGCCCTGCAAGATAACTAAGTATGACTTTAAGACGCAAAAATGTAGTGTTCAGCCATTGGTAAATCATGTAACACCAGAAGGTGATGCGTTACCGTTGCCTATAATAAATAATATTCCTCTAATATTTCCTGCAAGTGGTGGCGCTTCAATGACTATGCCTGTTAATGTTGGTGATTTTGTTGAAGTAAGATTTTGCCAAAGGAGTTTAGAGAGCTGGCTTAGTAATGGACTAATAGGAACGCCAGACGACCCCAGAAGTTATGATTTAACTGATGGAATTGCGACCCCTGGACTTAATCCATTTTCCAAAACATCCCCAGCTTCAAATAATGAAGACTTTGAAATTAAGTATTCAGGATCAACTATTGCAATAAAAAAGAGTGGAGATATTATTGTCAATGGTTCTAATATTAATGTTAATGGTGAAAATGTCAATATTGAAGCTGTAAAAGCAATAATTAAATCTGATGATATTTCATTAGGAGAAAATGCCGCCCAAGGGATTGCAAGATTAGGTGATAGCGTTGTTGTGGCAGGCGTAACAGGAACAATAACAACAGCAAGCACAAATAATAAAAGCTTATGACAGCCCTAGCATTAAAGGATAGTGATTTTTACTTCACTAATTACAGATTAACTTTTACCACTAGCAACAGCGAAGAGATTTTACAAAGAGTTAAAATGAGACTAAGGTTTTTTCAAGGCGAGTGGTTTTTAGATACTGCACACGGAATACCTTATTATCAAGAAATACTAGGTAAAAAACCAGCTAACCTTAATATAGTAAGTAAAATATTCAATGATGCCATATTAGAAGTCGAGGGTGTTTTATCAATTATAGAATCAATTATTGATATTGACAACGAGAATAGGCAAGTATTATATTCTTTTAAGGCTGAAATTGAGGGAGATACAATTGGATCAACAATACCATTTAATATTTAATTATGTTCGGAGTAACGCCAGAAGGTTTTAATAAAAAGACAATTAGTGATTCTGAAAGTAGCATGCAAGCTACTTGGAAAAGCAAACTAGGGCAAGATCAAGATTTTAGCAACGATAGTCCAAATACGATTTTAGTTGGCATGATGGCCTTAGCTCTTGGTGAGTTGTGGGATAGTGCGGAGGATCAGTATAATTCAATGAACCCCCCTTTGTCTTCTGGCGTAAGTTTAGATAATAATGTCGCTATGATTGGAATTGAACGAAACTCAGAAAGCCCAACAAAAGTAAATGTCAGCCTAAAGGGAGTTAATGCCACAGTAGTTCCAATTGAAACTCAATTGTCACAATCAGTATCTGGAAATATTTTTGTTAATAAAATTCAAGGGTTAATTAGTAATGCAATAACTAACTCTATTGACATGCAGGTTAATTCTTTACAACCAACAAGCGCATACACTTTAATTATAAACGGCATTACATACACTTATATCACAGACGCAGACCCGACTTTTGACGAAGTAGTCGATGGATTATCTGCTTTATTAGTTACTGCTGATATTGGGTTAACTCTAACAAACAATTCAAGCGGTGCTTTTAATATTCAATCAGATGACTTGAACGACACTAATAATATTAATGCAACTTCATTAATTACAATAGTTGAAGTTCAAAGCATATTAGAATTTGAATCTTTGTTAAATGGTCAAATTTTATCACCAGCAACAAGTATTGATACAATTGATACATCAATACCAGGGCTTAATAGTGTTGTAAATTTCTTTGATGGAAACATAGGATCAGAAGAAGAGGAAGACCCCAACTTAAGAATAAGAAGAGATCAGAGCGTTTCAGTAGTAGGAAGTGCCACTACTTCAAGTATTAAGGCTCAATTATTGGATAATGTTGAAGGTGTATCTTTTGTAAGAGTTGAGGAAAATGACACATTGAGCGAAGTTGATGGCGTGGATGCTAAATCTTATGAATCAATAGTAGAAGGTGGATCAGACAACGATATAGCCAATAACCTTCTAGTGATAAAAACGGCAGGCATTAGTTTATCTGGAAACACTTCTGTTAATGTTACTGATAGCGAAGGAGTTTTACAAACTATAAAATTCTCAAGACCTGAGGTAAAATTCTCTTGGGTTAAAGTTACAATTGATACATACAACACAGAAGAAACTTTGCCAACTAACTTTGAGATAGCTATAAAAGATAGCATAGTTAATTACGCTGATGACAATTTTAATATAGGTGATGATATAATTTTACAAAAATTATATACCCCTATTTATGAAATTGCGGGTATTAAAAGGGTAACAATAGAGATTGCCATAACAGACACAATTGGCGGAACTCCTGCTTATGGAACTGCTGATATATCTATTAACCTTAGACAGCTTGGGAGCTTTGATGGCTCAAGAATCGCAATTATTCCATAATGACTATTTACGATAAAATATTTAGCAAAATACCCCAGCAATTTAGAGAGTCAGAAAACTTTAATAAAATATTACAAGTTTTTACAACTGAATGTGATGAGCTTTTAAAAGTTTTTGAAGATCTAAAGATTGCTTTTCTTATAAATAGTGCCGTTGGTGATCAGTTAGATATAATAGGTGCGATTGTAGTTATAGCTAGAGATGGAAGAATTGACGAAGAATATAGAGAGGCTATAAAATTTAAAATATTTCAAAACACTTCTAACGGAAGAGTAGAAGAAATAATACTAATTTTAAAAACAGTAACACAGGCGACAAAAATAGTTTATTCAGATCATCCACCAGCCGCATACACTATATACACAGACGGATCAAAGATTGACGGCAATTTAAATGAACTAATCGATAGATTAACTGGCGCAGGAATATCAGTAACAGTTGAAATGGGATTAGGCGACCCTCCGTTAGTTTTCCCAAATATAGAACCAGTTTATAACGACTTAATCGATAATAACGGTAATAATATTGTTAATGATATAGGTTTACAGATTATTGTAAATATAAATAATGCAATAGGTGATGATTTACTGAATCTTTATGGTGGAGATGGGATGGGTACAGTAGCAACAAATAGCTTGACAGACAACTTAGGTAATTTTATTGTTATAAATGATGGCAAAAAAATAACTGTTACAGACCTTGGTGGAAATAGCGATGATAAAGGTGGTTACTTGCCTATAACCTTTTAATATAGACTGCTGGCGTTTATATTATTATGTCTAAACCTACAATATACCCAGATTGGGCTTTAAATGACGTAACTGAAACACGCTCTGGGAAATCTTTGCCTAACAAAATACAGATTCCAGATGCCTACAAGAATGCTGGGACACTTGACGGTCTAGTTCCTTTACAATATTTTAACGAGCAAAATAACTTACTTGGAAAGTGGGTAAGATTTTTTGATACGCTATCACCTGCCTCTAATATAAAAATTGTCAATTCTTTAGTTGATTTACCCACCCCCTCAGGTGGAGAAATAGCACTTGAGCCAATTCAATACTTATTTAATGAGTTTGTAGATATTGAGGCAAACTCCTTTAGACTACCTGCGTCTGGTAGTGTATTCTTTACCTTCACGACTCTTAATGCTGGTATTATAAATAATACAGTTCCTTTATTTGTTGGTAGTGATTTTTCATCTTTCGTGGCAGAAAAAGGTGTTTTCCTTTCAATTGGCTCGAGTGGTTATTTTGATTTAGATAACGGCGGTCAAGTATTTCTTTTTGATTCAATTTTTGCTAGTGGCAATTTAGGAACCGTCAAATGCGATACTTTTAATAGTAAATTTTGTAATTTCTTTGATTATTCAACCGGATTTGTGTTCGCAGACAGAACAGATCTAGTACCAAGAACACAAATAGCAATAATTGAAACAGGGTTTGTATTTAGTCAAAATGCAGCGACTACTATAATTGATGTTTCTGGCAGTGTTGTCTCTACTTTTATAGAAAAAAGTTCAAGCGAAGTACAAAGCAACGAAACCTTATTTAATTTTGATGAATCAATAAAAGATTTTGGCGGTCAAATAGTAGTTAATGGTTTCACTTTACTTTCTCAAGATGGTACAATTTTTGCGGCAAACAGCTTGAGTCAAAGCTATATTAATGCGGTATTTAATGGAAATATTGGCTTGGCTGATTCTACATCTAAACTCAAATTGACTCTTGTTGGTAACAGTGCCTTTACTACCATAGCAGGTATTTCAACAAATACACCCATTAATGTTAATGTGGATTATATTTTAAAATCTTTTGAAAGGTTTTTATTGCAAGATGTTTGTACTTTTGATAGTGCTTTAGATACTGTAAATACTACTTTTACTAATGGACTAGCTTTGAATGATAGAGTTTTTCTAAATGCTTACTCAGGCTCTACACTCCCAACTGGTCTTGATGCAACTACGGAATATTA